AAAAACGTATCTAGTGCATTAGCCGCATCTTTCTTGGTTGCGTAATCTTTGCCTGCTCCACAATCAATATCTAAGAACAGCGACTTGATCTTTACTGCGTTATCAGCAAGGCGTTTCTTTCCATCAAACGTAGCTAGTGCATAAAATGTGTTGTACTTTTTCTCGTCAAACTGTATAGCGTTGCTATACAACTCTTCAATCGTATTTACAAATACGTGTTCTTTTTTAGCTGTACTAATTTCTACGGTGCAATATAGTCCCGAAGTCGGTAGCACAGTCGCTAGGAATTCCTGCGACGTCATGTGAGACCTTTCGAGTTAATAACTGCGTGTTTGTACTATTTTGTCAGCGAAGCGGCGAACTATTTCTTTTTGGAAACTAATTGGTAAACCTTGTGCATATACATGCTCTTCACAAAAGCGTAACAGTTCAAGATCACTAAAAGTTGGCGGGTGTATCGGGGATTCTATTTGTTCTTTAAGCATTGTCTTAGTGCCTCTTCGGATGTCTTGCTAGATTGGAGTATGTTTAACAAGGACTGCACACGCATCTTGTATGCGTTGGTTACTTCGGTTCCACTAAACCAGTTGTATACAGTTTGTCTTGTTGCGCCTGTGAATTTTGCTACTTCTATTACTGGGAAATCTAAATGGATAGCCCACCGCCCTAGCTGGTTGCCCAGCGTCTTGGGTGCGTTCTTTGTTGTATTTTTAATTTCTTCTGAATAAGCCATGATTTTCTCGTTAATTTGTGGGCGGGGATGGTTGGTACTGAACTCCAACTCGAAAAAAGCGCCATTTGTAAACGCCGGTGCATCAGTCTGCACATTCACCCCCGATAGTCTTTACTTACTCGTCATCCCACTCATCAACGGTAGCGGCTAAGCTACTTGTCTTCTTGGCTGGTACTGCGGTTGCCTTAACTGCTGGCTTGCGCTTCTCAGGCTCATCAAACGACTCGGCTTCTTCCACGGCTGGTGCGGCTTTAGCTTTTGGCTTAGCGCCTTCAAGTTGCGGAGCGTCATTCTTTTTGGACACGCTCATAGTTACTGCATTTTTGGCTAGTGTTGAACTGCCTTTCTCTACGGCTACTGCGTACTCATCATCCTCTAACCAACGTAATGGTTGGAAAAACAACTTGGGTACTGCGGCTTTTGTATCAAAACGTAGACGTGTTACAAGTGTCTCAGGGTTGATGTTCTGTGCCGCTAAGTAACGAGCGTAGGCTTGTAGTGGACGTTTGTCGCCCTCTTCTTTACCAAAGATTGATGTAGCGGCTAGGGTTAACTGCATTACATCGCCTTGGATGTCGTTAGCTAGCACTACTGCAAGCCGTTGTGAAAAGCGGCAAGCCTTAGATTCGCCTTGACCTGAGCCTTTAACATTCATCGGGCATGATGCGCAGTTTGATGCTTGTGGTGTATCAATACTAGCATCAGGTGTTTCACCGTCAGCAGACCAGCAATTAGGTGCTGAGGTATTGCCCTCTTCGTATGTGCCAGCGTAGTATGTACGACTGATTTTTGGTGCGGCATTAACGATAACAACGTCAAGGTGGCGATCATCAATAGAGGTAATTTCTTTGCCGTCAGCCATCAAACGGAATACACCGCCCTTGATAGAAATACGTTTGCCACCGCCACCAATACCACCCCCTGCGAGGCTCTTGGCTAGTGATGATAATTCACCTTTGCGTGCAAAGGATGGTGCTTGTGTTGCATTAAAGTTGGCTAATTCGCCCATGTTACTGCTCCTATTTGGTTGGTTACTGTTTTACTTCTTTTTGTGATTTAAAATGCTCAAAAGACTCTTTTACAATTCTTACAAGAGTCGCTTCGTCTATGCCTGTATCAGGCACCATGCTCATTGCCGCATTGAAATACATGGTAAAAGCCTGTGCTTTTGTAACTTTAGTGGCTCTCAGAATCATGCCAAAACCTTTAATTAAATCGTTATAAAACGCTTGGTCTGGCGCCAAACTGACCTCTTTAAATTCCTCCATTTGCTACTCCTATTTGGTTGGTTTTGTAACGGTTACGGTGTTTTCAGACAAAGAAGATAACCCCGCCGGAACCTTTCCGGGATTTTCTTCTAAAAATATAGCCATGTTCTTTTGCGCTATGCGCTGTTCAAACAAATCTATTGCATCGTTCTCTATCACAAAACTTTTGAATGAATCCCAATCGTCTGTGTAGTACCTTGTTTTAGTAGAGAGTGATATGTTACCACCAGCAGTCTTCACAGAAGTAATACCCAACTCCCGCATTTGGTCTTTCATAGCGAGTTTTAGTTCAACTTTCTGTTCGTCCAGCTTGTCTAATTGCTTTTGTACTTCTTGTGCTTTTAGGTATATTTTTCTGTACACCCTTGCTAAAGTTTCTAGCGGTATTGCTTCATCTTCGTTTGGCATTTTTATGCTCCTTTGTAAAAGATTATACATCAGTAAAGATGCTTTGTAACCCAATATAGGGTTTTCCTTACGAACTAATTTCCTCTTTGTACAGGTTCAATAGAATGTCATGCCCTGCAACACGTTTTTCTAGTTGCTTGAACATCTTCTTTTCTATCTCACTACCCTGTAAGTGTATCACGGTTACGTTGGTGGCTGTCTGACCAATACGATCTGCTCGAGCAATGCATTGTAAATACGTTTCTACCGACATTACAGGCCCATAAAACAGCACAGTATCGGCGGCAGTTAGGGTTACACCATGCGAGGCGGCTTGCGGTTGCACTACCAGTATGCGAGGGTCAGGCAAGGTTTGGAAACGCTTAAATATATCGGTTCGTTTATTTACCGACACGTCGCCATGAATCACTTCGCTTGCTATGCCGTGCTTTATTAAGAAGGTTTGGATGGTCTCTATACTGTGTCTGAACGGCGCAAAGACAATTACTTTACGGCTGGTTTCTTCCAATACTTCTAGCAACACGTTCAGCCTAGGCATACAGTCAAACTCAACAACTTCATGATCATCCGTATACGCCGCACCAGCACTAATTTGTAGCAACTTTGATACACCCGCCGCCGCATTAACGGCAGTAATGGTTTCCCCTGATGCCTGCATAACCATGCGGTCTTTGAGTAGGCGGTAGTACTTAACTTGTTGAGGTGTAAGGGGAATTTCTCGGGTCTCGGTTAATACTGGCGGTAGGTCAGTACACTCTTCTTTTGTATAACGTATTGCTGGCTGAAGAGCATCAAATACTGCCTGTGCCGCACCTGATTTTGGCACCCACTTAAACTTGGTCAGCTTAGCCATTACTTTGTCACGCCATGCAGTAGCAAATTTCGGTACACCTGAAGGGTTCACTAGCTTAGCCAAACCATAAGCATCCACAGGCGATTGTGCAGAAGGTGTGCCTGTCATCATCCACAGCATTGTGTCGGGCTTGAGAATTTTATTAAGCGACTTCCAGCGTTTAGTTGATGGGTTTTTGTATGCGTTGGCTTCGTCTACGATAACCAAATCAAACTTGCCATTGGCAATAACTTCTTCAGCAATTAGGTTCAAGCCATCATAGTTCACCACAACAAACTCGTAATCACCCTGTACCATTTCAACACGTCTTGATGCCTGTACATGATGAGCCGCAACAACTGAGCGGTGGATAATACTTTTACCAAAACTACTTACCCAAGCGTCGTGCATGATAGATAGCGGACACAGAATTAAACAACGGCGAACTTGCCCTAGTGCCATTAAATAATCAGCCGCCCACAATGCCGAGAACGTCTTGCCAGTACCGGGGTCATTGAACACAAACGCTCTGCGATGCATTGTCAAAAAGGATGAAGTGTCAATTTGATGCACAAAAGGTTTGTATCTACTAGGCCAAGTGTACTTGCCGTTAATAGGTGATGGGACATTCTTTACACCTAAGTTGCGGAGCACTCTCGTCTCATCTAAACCCCAGTACACCGCTACTTCAAACGTACCATTATCCTCGCTGACAACTTTGCTTCTAGGAATGATGCTGTATTTGTCAGGGTTGCGTGTCTTAAACAGCAACGCTTTGTTTTCTATGATTTGCATTAGTCTATGATCTCGTAAGTATCGTTTGCTTGGTCGTACTTCATGCGGTCAGCCCACCATAAGCGGTTGCCAATCTCCCATAACAACTCACCTTGACCAAGTGTTTCGGTGGCTTGAATAATTTCATTGCCATACTTGATAATCCACATGTTTACACATGCTTCTATCGGTAAGTCTTTTGCTTCTGTGACGTACTCGTGTGCATCTACTTTTACTTTTGGCATAAGTGGTGATCCCCATTTGTTTTTGTACTTGTATACATCGCCGTATTTTTCAGCAAATACTGGCATCCTAGTATCGCCAAACACACCTCGTGGATCATGCCACCCTGTACTGTATCTTTCGTTTTTCATTCAATAATCCTGTATACAGATGTGTGTTGGTTAGCTAGGTTGTGTTTCTCCAGCTTGTTAGCGCCTGTTAAACGAATCATGGCAATACGCCAAAAATCATCCTCTTGAAACTCACTCTCATTAACCCACTCTCCTTGCCAACGAGCAAGCCACATATCTACTAGTGCAGACAATGGTGCCTTCATGCCTTCATGCCGTAGGTCTTCTTCTGACAACACCTTAAACGTGCCGTAGGGTTCTTGAACTGCCCACGTACCTGCAATAGTGCTTGTAGTAAGGTTGTTTGCGTTTATTGTTCCTGACGTTGTTAGTACTGTGTTTGCCATTTGTTTCTCCATTTGTTTTTGCTGAGCCTGTTTTTGTTTTTGTATTGCTTCAGCATAATCCTCGTCTGATATACCCATTACTTGATTGCCCCCTTTGACGTGCGCTTGTATGAGCGGTTCTTGGTAGCTGGTTCGGCTCTAAGGTTTGAGCGTACTGTTGTACCGCCCTTGCTTAGTGGTTTCTTATGGTCTACATCCATGCCGTCACCCTTGTGTACCGCACCTTCACGCTCTAACATACGGCGTGCTTTGTTGCGTTGTGCTCGCTTCTTCTTAACGACTTCTGTGCCGTCGTAGTTTGCGTATTCTTGTGCGTAGTTGCGTTTAGTTGCCATGATTTGCCTTAGTGTTTTGGGTTAAATTCGCAACCCTTTACTTGACACCAGCCACATAAGGGTGTACTTGTTGGGTTCCAAACATCATTATCGTAGGATGCTGCCAGTTTTGCTACCCTTTCCCGATACAGTTGCCAATGGAAATTCTTCTCTTCTACGGTCATCGTCTGCGTGACCATCGTGTTCTTGACAACAAACAGCAGAGCAGAGTTAACTTGGCGTATGTGGGGGAAGTGGGCAAACACCATTAAAGACATCAGTATTAGTTGGTCTCGGTCAGGGTATCTATTATTGCCGGTCTTGTAGTCCACTACCCTAGCTTTTAAACCATCGTCATCAATGATAAGTAGGTCAGCAATACCACGCACCCATACATCAGGGTCATTAAAATCGCAAGGTGTTAGGTCTTCTTTCAAGCCCATTTGGT